GCTCCCACCAAGGAGACCGACCCTGACAGCCCGGAGGCGATCACGGCCCAGGCGAAAGCCGACGTCGCCGCCTTCGAGAAAATGATGGAGGTGTGCTGAGATGAACAAGGATCTGTGCAGAAAGGTCGGCGAGACCAGCCAGGACAACCTGTTTGCCGGTCTGTTCCCCCGTGCCCTGACCACTGGCGTGAAAATCGCCTCCAGCGAGGGCAAGCTGCCCCGCGGCACCATCCTGACCACGGAGGACGGGAGCGAGTATAAGGCCCTGACCACGGAGACCAAGGACAAGGCCAACTGCATCCTGGCCGACGACGTGGATGCGACCGAGGCGGAGGCCGTCGCCGTGGCCTACACCAGCGGCAACTTCAATATCCACGCCGTGGCCGGTAAGCCGGAGGGCGAGGTGGAGATCGACAACGCCGTGAGGGACGCCCTCCGCCACTACAACATCATCCTGACTGATATGCAGGAGTAAGGAGGCTCAACATGGACATTTACAGCACCTACTATATGCTGGCGGCTGTGAGGGCGATGCGCCCCGAGCACACCTTCTTCAAGCGCCGGTATTTCCCCACCAACGTCCAGATGGACGTGTTTGGCACCTCCAAGGTCCTGGCGGACTACAAGGAGGAGAGCCAGAAGATGGCGCCCTTCGTCCTGCCCCGCATCGGGAGCCTGCCCGTGGGGCGTGACGGCTTCAGCACCTACGAGCTGGAGCCCGGCAACATCAGCATTTCCATCCCCCTGACTGTGGACCAGCTGCAGAAGCGCGGCTTCGGCGAGGCGCTTATGAGCGAGGCCACCCCTGCTGACCGCGCCCGGATGCTGCTGATCAACGACCTGCGGGAGCTGTCCAGCCGGATCTCCCGCACCGAGGAGTGGCTGGCGGTCCAGACCATGATCAACAACGGTTGCACCATGCGCCACCAGACCGACCGCGAGGACGTCTACGAGGACGTCAAGGTTCAGTTCTACGACGGGCGGAACAACCCCGCCGTGTTCACTCCCACCGAGGCCTGGAAACACAGCGCCATGGTATCGGGCTCCTGGGAGATTGGCAACTGGTACTGGGACATCTGCGCCATGATTAAGATGCTGACCAGCCGGGGCCTGCCCGCCCGTGAGCTGCTGGTGTCCTCTGACGTCGGTGCGTTCCTGATGGAAGATCCCTGGATCATTGCCGCTCTGGACAACCGGCGCATGGAGATGGGCCGCATTGCCCCCGAGG